ACAATTAGATATTAAAGGACAAAAAATAATAATTCCAGTATTTATTACTTCATTTAGAGATAATACAATTCGTTTATCTTTAACAAGTAATGGAGATATAACTGTTGCTGGTATTAATATTCCAATAAAAAGATTATATGTTACTTATAGACAAGCGTTAAGCCAAGATACAATAACAACAACTGGAATGGCTGTTGGAGATTATTTCCTTGTAATGAGTACCTTTAATAAGATAGATAAATATAAAAGACAGGGATATTTCATAGATGGTAGACCATTGGAATTTAGAGATGCGAATAGGGTTACTGATGTAAAGTATGGTGGAGATTATTATACTAAATTATTTGCTAAATTGGATTTTGATAGTCCACAAACAATAGAGGTATCAGATGAAATTACATATGGTACACAAGAAAATTTCATTAAAGATTTGAGTAATATTGTAGATTTTTGTGAATTTCAATCTCGTTTATGTATTGCAACAAAGGATAAATTATATTTTTCTAAGGTTTTAGATATAACAGATTTTAGAACTGGTATAGAACAAGATAGTGGATTTTATATTAAACCATCAACTATTGAAGGAAATCAAAGCGATATAATGAAACTTATTTCTGGAAATGGGGTTTATGTTTTATCAACAGAGGGGATTTATATATTTAGTTATGGTGAAATGGCTACTGCACAACATCAAAATATAAGAATTGCAAGTACAAATAATCCAACAGCAATAGCAACATTGATTGATGATATACTTTATTATATAGATGTTACTGGCATACTTCGTTCAATAATACCAACATATAGTAATGGTGTTGTACAATTTACTAATATTACAGTTGATAAATATTCTCACGATAAATTTAATTATATCTATTTAACTAAAAGTGTAATAAATAATAGAAACTCCTTAATATGTACAACTAATAATAGTACGAAAGAATTTAAGGTGTTTGAATATGTTGGTGAAAATTTATTTAGAAGAACAACCATTGAATTTCCAAATACAGATATAATTATTGGATATGGACAAGATTTAATTTGTGGAAGTAAATATTATCAAATTACACCATTTAATATGTTGCATTCTCAATTAGTATTGAATTTACCATTTATACAAACTAATTTTGGTGGAGTATATGAAAATGATTTTACTCAAAATTATAATAGATGCTCAATGAATATATTTAATAAAAATAATTCATACATAAAAGATGTATTTATTGCCAAACAATTAATTCAACCTACTCAAACACAAATAGGAGATTATAATGTTTATGACTTTAAAGGTAGTGTATCTATTATGGATTTTACTATTGACTTATATATGTATACAAAACAAGAAAGAATTGAATTAAAGAAAAGATATGATGATTTAAGAAAACAAAGACAGGGTAATCCAAATTTAATGTATCCACCATTACCAAATTTCCAAATAGAGAATGATTTGGTTGGAGATAGAACAATAGAATTAAGGGGAATTAACTGTTGGTTAAAATAAATAAGGGGGTGAATTAATTGCAAGAGAAAAAAGTAGTGGCTACAATATCATTAGATGATGTTGTGGAAGAAAAAGAAAGTAAAGAAGAAGAAACAAAGTCATCTCCTACTAAAAAAAAAGAAAATAATTTAGTTATAGAAACAGCTGTTGTTGTGGGAAATGAAGAACCAGAATATTTAGATGTTGATGAAAAGATTAGACAAGCAAGAGCAGAGTATATAACAACTGATATTTCATTAAAAGATGTTGCTACCAAATATGATATAAGTGAAAGAAAACTTAAAAAACATATGTCGCAAGGTAAATGGAATATTCTTAAAAGAAGTGCTGATTTACAAGAATTTATGATAGATGTCGTAAATGATATATACGGTACAATAGATGTTTTTGAATATATTAAACATTTATCATTAACTTGTTTAAGAAGAGGAGAATATCAAAATCCAAAAGATATAGCAATATTAACTCAAACATTTAAAATGGCAAACGATGAAATAACTAAGTTAAGAGTTGCTAATGTCAATAATCAAAATGTCAATGTTGTTGAATTAAAAGAAGGTGATTGATGTGGCTTTGAAGCAATTAAATATGGGTAATGTATTGATGACACTTTATGCAACTGAGAGAAAAAAAACATTCAATCCTATGAGATTTATACCAAGACCATATCAAAAAGAATTAGACGAATTAATACAAAAAAATAATGAAGATGGCAACATAAGACCAGTGTTTATTAGCTGGTGTCGGAGATGCGGAAAGGATCAGTGGGCGTTTTCTAGGGCAGTTGAGCGTTGTATAAATATTCCAAATTTTAGAGTTATGTATATATTCCCAACCGCTAAGCAAGGAAGGAAAAATATATTAGAGGGTATTACAATAGATGGACAAAGATGGATAGAAAGTGTTGTTGATCCACAAGTTATTAAACCAACAAAAACTGGGAGTTTATATTTTAATGATGGAAGTATTAAGTTTAAGAATGGCTCAATCATAGATATTTATGGAGATGACTCAGATAGCATTGTTGGATCAAATATTAATATGCTTATTATATCAGAGGCTGCAATGGTTAAAGAAAGTACATTTGATTATCTATTACCATCTACAAGGAAAGTTAATGGAGAAATAATATGTATATCAACACCAAGATTAAATAGTTGGTTTAATAGAAAATTTTTAAACCCAGAAGCGGATATAATAAAATCTATTGTTACTGCATATGATGCGATAGACAATGATGGTAGTAGGATATACACAGATGAAGAATTAGAAACAATTAAAACTCTTATGTCGGAAGAACAATTTGCTTCCGAGTATATGTGTGATATGACAGCATTTAATGAATTGTCTATTTATGGTAAATCACTTAAAAAGGCAACTTGGATTGATATGCCAATTATTGAACACAAACCAATATTTGTTTCATTTGATTTAGGTATATCAGATAATACAGCTATGACATTTGCTATTTTTGATGAAGATAACAAAGTTAAAATTATTCATCAACATAGAAACAGAGAGAAACCAACACAATATTATATTGATTATATTAAACAATTTTGTATGAAATATAGAATACCACAACAAATGATAGAAATTATATTACCGCAAGATGGCGGAAGTCAAATGGATTATATAAGATATTTGGCAAGTAGAAGTGAAGTTTATCGTGCAGCTGGATTTAAGGTTACGGTATTAAATCACATATCTGTATTAAGAGCAATAGAGATAACAAGAACTGGAATAGAAAATGGAGATATACAATTTGTAAATAATATGGAAGTAAGACAATTTACAGATGTATTGAAATCATATGAGTGGAAAGTTGCTGTTACAGGAGAACCAATTTTAGTACCAAAGCATGGTAGCGGATTTAGTGCTTCAAACGATGCAGATAGCTTGGAATACTTAGCTATTTATTTCTTATACGAAAAATATAGAAAAGCACATAGTTTTGATAGTGGTGTTATATTTACTAAATAGTAGGAGAGGATAAAGTTGATAAAAAATATATTAAGTATTGATATAGATTTTTTTATGAAAGATTTAATTGAATATCAAAAGTTTATTGATGATGAAGTTGAAGATCCAAATTTAGCTTGGGATATTGCTAAAATGAAATATAAAAAAGATTTTATTATAGATGAAGAAGCTATGTTATGGGTTAAAGATTTAATTCAAAAGAAATGTTGTAATGTTGAGAAATTTTGTATTATACAAGAACATGATGAAATTTATAATTTGATGAAGTCTTGGGGTTGTAATAATGCAAGTTGTACAAATATAGATTATCATCACGACATAACATATCAACAAGATGATAGTAAATTAAATATAGAGAATTGGGTTAAATATGCAAGAAAAGATAATTTGATTTATTCATATTTATGGATACATCAAGATGGGAGTGAAATGTGTGTAGAAAGTCCAATACAATATATGCATGGTAGTTGGAAAGATTTTACATATAAAGAAATGGATTTTATACCAGAATATGATGCTGTTGTATTTTGTGTATCTAAATATTTTACATATTATAAATATTGGAATATAGCGGAAGAATTACAAAGTTATCTTATTAAAGTATTAAATATAAATAAAGTATTGGATAATATTAAAAATTAATTAGAGGTGAAGTAAGTGGGATTTAGAAGAGCATTTAGAAGAGCAACAAGAAGTATTAGTAGATTAGGGAGAAGTGCTGGTGGATTTGTTGGTGGATTAACTGGTAGAGGAAGAAGTGATGATGGTGCTGGTGAAGGGTATCAAGGAATAGATCCAAATCAATATAAAGCATTACAAGATCAATTTGGGCAATTACAAAATCAATATAATCAATTAAATGGGCAATATCAACAATTAGCACAAAATAATAAGAGTATGACAGATCAATATGGTACATTGAATAATCAATTCAATCAAATGATGAACCAATATAAAGCTATGGTTGAAAGAAATAGTGGATTACAAAGCACAATAGATGATAAAAATAAAGCTATTCAACAAGAACAATTAAATAGAGAAGCTGAAAAATCTAAGTACGATGCTTTAAATCAAGCTATTGGAGAAAGAGGAAAATTTGATCAAACACAAGACGAAGGAAATGGACAAGGTGCTGGTGAAAATAGTTATGGTATAGATAAGAAAGGAATAGATTTTACAAGTCAAGTTAATCCAAATGGAGATATAAAAGATGATGATGATATAAAAAGAAGATTAAGTAGAATACTTCAAGAAAGAGGACAAATAAGATAATCCTTATAGAGAGGTGAAAAATGGGATTTAGATTAAAATTTAGAAGTGGATTAGGAATTGGTCGTGCTGCAAAAAGAGTTTGGAAAGGAATATTCCAACCAATAGAAAAAGCAGGAAAACAATTATTATCTCCATTTAGACAAGGGAAAGAAATGGCTAAGGCTATGGAAGATCAAGCTAAAAGAGAAGAACAATGGAGAGATGATGCTAGAAGAAGACAGGATGAATTAGATGCAATTAATGATAAAAGAAAAAAACAAGAAGATCAAATTGCAGATGAAAGAAGAAGAACAGAACAAATGAAAAATAATCTTGATGATCAAGACAAAAGCTTAGTTGATAAACAAACTGAATACAATGGTGGTTCTGGAAATAGTGGAAGTGGAGTGCTTATCAATGAAGAAGAATTAAAAAGAAATCAAGGAAATGCACAAAACAATGGTGGAAACTTAGATGATTATAGAGAAAGATTAAAGAGAATGATGATGAAAAAATAAGAGGTATAAATGGATAGAGTAACGATACAGTTTTATTTAGATAAAGCAAAAAAAGCTAAGGAAGCTGTTAAACCAATATATAATGAAGTTTTAAAATATACTGATTTAACTTATCAAATTACAGATAGTACAACAAAAGAATTAAAACCAAATTATATAGATAGTTTAATACCAACATCTTTAAATGATCTTGTATCATTTCTTATGTCATCTGTATTTAGTAGAACAACAAAATGGGCTAGTGTTGAAATGAATGCTAAATTATACCAACTTGTTAATGGATATGAAAGTGATTGGGTAACAAATGATAACATACAAAGATTGAATAAACAATTAGAAGATATTACAGATGTTACTTATACTTATTTAAATCAATCTAATTATTATGCAGAGATTGGGCGTTCATTAAAAGAATGTGTAAATATAGGAGTTGGAGCTTATAGGGTTACAGAAAAAGTTGACCCTATAATGCCTTTTATATTTCAATATGTACCATTAGATGATTTGTATTATTGGGAAGATAGCTTAGGTAGACCATATTATGTATTTAAATATGTAAGAAATATTAATACAGTTGGTTTAAAGTTAATGTTTGGAGATGAAATTAAAGTACCAAAAGATGCTAAAAATCCTAATGAAGATATGTTTTCTGTTATTGAAGTAATTACACCAATAGAAGAAAATCAAGGTAATACAAGTGGATTAGGAGTAGGAGATACATTAGGAAATAAATTTATGTATCAAGTATTTACTGATGATTTAGGAGAAGAATTGATGTCTAAGGAATTAGATTATTGTCCAATAGTTATATTTAGATGGGATAAAGAAGGGAGTAATCCAAATGGATTAGGATTGTCTATGCTTGGATTAAAGGTATTTAAAGACTTAGAACAAGCTAAAAAACAAAGAGAAGCATCAGCTGAAAAATTATTAAATCCACCTTTATTTATTCAAGGAGATAAATTGTTAGCTCAAATGCTTTCATTAGATGCTAAGGCAGTAAACTATACTGGGACAATGACACCTATGCAAAGTTCATTAAATGGGGGAGTTAAAGTTGAACCAATACAAACTGTTGGGACTTTACTTCCATTAGATAAAGATATACAGGAATATAAACAAGCAATTAGAGAACTTTATACATCACATCCATTAGGACAAATAGATGAATACAAGAGAAGAAGTGCTGGTGAAAGTGAAATAAGATTAAGAGCATTAAGACAAAAATGGAGTAGAGCTTTTGAATTTATAGAAAGAGAACTTTTAACGCCAACATTTTTAATTCCTATGCGTATATTAATACATCAAAAGAAAATAGAATTTGAGTTAGGGGATTTAGATATAACATTAATTAATTATAAAAATGCTTTGGCTACAAACCAAGAAGCACAAAGTGTTGAAAAAGTTATGTCTTATATACAAACATCTGGTGCTGTTATACAAATGGCTCAAACAGCTGGACTAAAAGTTGAAAAAACTTTAAGATATTTCCAAGATAATTTAGGTATACCATTAGAAATTAGAATGACAGATGAAGAAATGCAACAAGCTCAACAACAACAAGTTGCACAACAACAAGAAATGCAGGCGATGGCTATGCAACAACAAAGAAATGATTTAAGAGGACAAGAAATTGCTAATGATCAACAAAAAATGGCTATGCAACAACAAGCACAACAACAAGCTATGTTAGAAGCTATGCAATAAAATTATTAAAATATAGTAAAATAAATAAACAAAATGAAAAACGATAATACTATATGAGAGGAAAGTAAATGGAAACAAAAAGAATAAAAATATACGAAGATAGATATTTAAGTTTGGTGAAGCAATTTTCTACAAATGATGATTTTAATGAGTTGATTTCATTAGCAAATACCATATATAAACTTTATGTTATGGATTGTAAAGCTAGTGGACAGCCATTAGTATATGAAAATTTTGGTGATATGCTTTTATATCAAATAACTAAATATCAAGAAAGTAATTATGGGGGTAATTAATGGAAGGACAAATACAAAATCCTTTAAATAATAATGTAAATACAGATCCAGCTGATAAAAGTAAATTACAAAATCCATTAGAGGATAAAGTTGGTAATGTAGAAAATCCATTATTGCAAGGGAATGAAACAAATCCTACAAATCCAATAGAACAAAAACCAGCTATAAATCAATTTGGTTTACCTGTTGATGGAGATGTGGGAAATATAGAAGAAATTAAAACAGATAATTTAGATGAACAAAATCCTATTGATCCAGCTGACAAAGATAATCCATTATTAAAAGATGTATTAGATACATTAGGTAAACAAGATGGAATAGATGAAATGTTAGAAGGATTGGGAATTGAGGGTACAAAATTTGGTGGAGTAGATTTAGCAGAATTTCAAGACTTCTTGGATTTTGAAACACCAGAAGGTAGAGAAGAAATATTAAATGAAGTAAAGAGATTAAAAGGCTATGGTTATAGTGATGAACAAATAAAAGAATATACTGTTAATTCACTAGAACAATATAATGAAGGGTATCAAGCTGCTATGGCAGAAATGCAACAACAAGGTAATTATAGTGATGAAGCTATGACACCAGCAGAAATAAAAGCAAATCTTGAAGCTAATTTATCAAGAGTTGAAATAATGAATATCCCTACATTATTAAATTGGGTTAAGGCAAATATCAATTCAGAAATTTTAACTAATGATTTATTAAATGGAATGTTTACAGATCCAACATCTATAAAAGTATTAAATGCACTTTATAATGGAAGCATGAAAAATAATGGGGTTAAGACACAAGAACCAAGAATAATCAATAATGTACAAAATAAAATGCAAATACAACCATTACAAGCTATGCAATTTTATAGAGATTGGTTAGGAAAACAATCAAGTGTAACAAAAGAACAAACTCTTGAACAAATAAATAAATTAAGAGGAATGATTGGGGATAATTTATTAGGAGAATTTGATGAATTGTTTGATGTTTTAAAATAAATAAATTAAATTAAAGAAAGGATTATATGTATATATTCTGTGCATATATGTCCGTATGAGGTGAAAGAAAAGAATGGCGTATAATATTACCCAAGCAAAACAAGCTCAGTTTGAAGCTGTTATGCTACAAAAATTAAAAGAAGAAAAAGGAAATCTATTATTAGGGTATGGACAAAAAGCGGTTGTAAAAGGTGCTAATACACATACATTTTATAGATTAGGAGAAAGTACTGTTGATAATGCAGGAGATTTTAATATGTATAAGGATGCATATACAGGTTCTGGTGGTACAGCAGAAAAAGTAACTGCTACTATTGAAATGATATATGCAAGTGATAGAATAAAGAAAGAAGATATAAACTCAACTACTATTAACTTAGAAAGTTCTTATATTAAATCTTTATCAGATGCATTAGCAAGAGAAGTAGATAAGAAAATATTAGGAGCAATAATCGCTAAGAAATCTGGTGGTACTGCTGGAGCTGGTAAATTAACTCCAATGGGAGATAGTACAAAAGCATTAACTGATACTGCTAATATAGATGCATTAATTCAATCAGCTGTTTATGCTGCTACAAATGTTAAAGATATGACTGCATCTACTGGAAGCAATGGTGTTGCATTGGTATTAACTGCAAAAGAATTTTCACAATTATTCACTGTTGAAAAAATAGCTTCTAATAATTATTTAGGTGGATTAAAAGAAGGAACTTCAAGTTTAAAAACTTTCTTAGCTTGTGAAGTTGTAAAAGTATCAGAATATGCAAAACCAAAAGATAATGGTGGAACTGGTATAAATGCTATATACTTTATTCCTACACAAACATTTGGTGTGGCTTCTTGGGAAAATGACTTAGAAGCAAAATCTTGGGAAGACTTAGCAACTGATAGTATAGCTTGTAGAGTTAAAAGAAGTTTAGGAGTTGCTGTAATAGAACCAGAAAGCATAATTGAATTTTTATACAAGGCTTAATAATTAGTTAGGTGTAGGATAGGGGGTAGTTAATTCTATCCCCTATTTTTAGATTATAGAGAGGTGATTAAATAAATGGCGAAGTTAAGAAATATCTCATATATAGTAAAAGAGATAGTTATTAACTCATCTACTACAAACTATGAATTAAATGGTATAGTTGGAAATAATTTGGAATTTTATGGATTAGATAAAATTACTGGAAATTATAAAGAACTACCAAAGGCTTGGTATCAATTAATTAAAAATAATGGGAATTATGTATTTAAAGTAGTAGACCCATCTATATTTAATTATTCTAAAATTCAAGTTACTTTATGGTATGACAATAAAAGTTTAACTTATGTAACTGAATTTAACCCAGATATAAAAGTTTTAGTAGATAGATATAACATATTAGTGAATACTGTTTCGCAATTATGGGAATATACTAAAAGACAAATGATAGTTGGAGATAGTATGGAAATGCACCTAATACTTCCTAAATTAAAAAGTGAAGAATTATGGATATGCAAAGGAGATCATTATGAAGCAATTTCTCTTGTTGATGTAAATGCCGAATTAAGAAAATTAATTGATAGATATGCTGCTATATATAAAGTTGAATTAGAGCAAAAGGCAAATGAACAAAAATTAGAAATAAATAGATATGTTCAAGAATTAGAAACTCAACAAAGAAATGAATTAGAGAACTATAAAAATCAAAAAATAAGAGAATTGTTATCTAAATTAACAGAATTGCAAAATCAATTTAATTCATATGTATTGCAAAAACAAAGTGAAATGGATAATTATAGACAAACACTTCAAAATAAATTATATGTTGATAGTAAGAAAGAAATTGATGATTATTCAAAAACAAAAATAAAGGAAAGCGAAACTGCTATTCAAAATAAAACACAAGAAATATTAACTAATTTAGATAGACCAATAGAAAATATAGTACAATTAAAAATAGATACTTTGTTTCAAGCTACAAGCCCTAGATATTTAAGTGAATTTAAAACTCAAATAGACACTTATTTGAATAGTGAATTAAGTAAAATTCATCAAGGATTAGAAGCGAAAGTTGATAATTATATTGCTACAAAAGATAAATTGATTACAGATAAAGTTGAAGATATTGCAACAAAAGAAATAAATAAAGCTGTTGCAAGAGCTAAGGAAAATGTTATTAATGAAATAGAAGCAAATAAAAATCAAAAAGTCCAAGAAGCTATTAGAGATTTTACTAATCAAGCAAATACTTTAACAACACAAAAATTAAGATTAATTGAAGAAAGTGTAAATAAATTTATTACACAAGATATTAAGAGAGTTATTGGAGAAAATGTAAATCAATATATGCAATCATTTAATGTTGTAAGCTCAAAAGAAAACGGTAAAATAAAATTAACTTTTACATTAAAGGATTTTAGAAAAGAAATAGAATTACCAGATGGAGAATTGCCAAGTGGAAATGTTATATTAACTAAAATTAATAATGATATAGATACTGATACACAATTATTTAAAAGTTTTAGAGATAAGTTTAAAATACCATTACAAACTGATATTTCAAATTGTTTTAAGTATAATGGTTATTTTAATGGTGATTTAAATGATTTAAAAACAGATGATGATGTTGGATATAGATATTCAGAAAATACTAAAAAAAATAATAATTTTCCAAATGACGATGATTATGGATTTACATTTATATATAAAAATGGAAATACAATAGTTCAAGAATTTAGAAATATATCTGGTGAAATTTATTTAAGAAAGACAAGTGATAATGGAGTATTATGGAACACTTGGCGACATGTAAATGAGAAACCAAAAATAAATAATGATAATATAAGAATTAAATTTAATTCAAATAATAGTGCTACATTTTTAAGTAATAATGAAGATTTTTGGTTTAATCCAGATACCATAAATGATAATGCACCTATTAAAAATTTTTATTTTGGTAATGGTAATACATCTAATCTAGCCAATATATATTGTAATACATTAAATGCTAAAAATAAATTGATAGCACAAGGAGAAATAATATCTAGTGGAGATATAACAGCATTTAGTGATATTAGATTGAAAACTAATATAGAAAAAATAGAGAGTGCTTTGGATAAAGTTTGTCATTTAAATGGCTATACTTATGAAATAAATAATAAAAGAAGTACAGGTGTTATTGCACAAGAAGTTGAAAAAGTTTTACCAGAAGTTGTACAAGATAGAGAAGATGGATATAAAACTGTTGCATATGGAAATATGATTGGGTTATTAATTGAAGCCATTAAAGAGTTGAAAGAAGAAATTAAGGTGATTAAAAATGGCAATTAAGTTTAGTGAATTAAGGGGATTATTAAAAGATACTAATATTAATACAGTTAAAATGTCAGACCCAGTTTATGGTATACAAATGGAAAAAATTACTTATAAAAATTATTATAACTTTTCAGAACAAAGGAAATCAATTTCGTTTAAGAACATTCATTATTTAAAAAAGAATAATCAATTATATTTATTAAATCAAATTCTTCCATTTAATATAAGAATAAATTTTATATTATATGCAAATGTATTTAGAAATACAAGAATTTTAGTGACTAAAAAATCTATATTTAAATTTTATCAATTAGTAATAAATGAAATAAATGAATGGTATAAAAAGAAATGGATAACAAATACTCTATATTCTTGTTTTTATTTAAATAATACAAATAATAATATATTAAATCCTCGTTTAACAAAAATTGTTTTATCAGATTATGAAAATCATATAAAATATTTTCCAAGAATTGAAGCAAATAAATATTATAATTCATCTTGGCACATATTAAATGAGATAAAAAAAATACAATATAGCGATAATGAACAGCATATGTTTTATGATTATGAAATAATTGATAGAGATGTTAATTTAAATTCATCTGTATTATTTTATACATCTCCTATGACTAATAATGAATATGCAAATATTACTGTTTATTTGGGATATAAACCTAATGATAATATAAAAGAAAGATATAAAGCATTACAAATGTATATATATCATTATTTAAATATACAAAGAGATGAGATAATTAATAATACATTTAGTTTTGATGAAAGTTATTTTAATGAAAAATCTGGAAGTCCAACATTAAATTTTTTTGAAGGTGGCATATATTTTTTAGAAGATTTGAGGTAATGAATGAGTAAATATAAATATATATTTGATAAACAAAAAGCAAAATTAAACCAATGGCAATTAATAGATGTTAAAAATGAAGATAGTGAAATAGATAATGATTTATATTGTTATTGGTTAGGAAATGAATATCCATCTTTTAGTATGTTCTATGATGAGCAAAAAGATATAATTCGTGAAAAAACTAAATATGAAAAGTATATTTGGAAAGAATATGAATTACAAGATGGAGAATATATAGAAGATAAAGAAATAAAATATAAAGAAAAGCCAAAACAAGATGAATGGTTTTGGTATTGGAAAGATTTTGAATGGCAATTTGATTTCATTGAATGGAAGAAATCATTAGAACAAAAATTGTTTGAAATTAGAAATAATGCAATGCACAAAGATATTAAATATAATAATTTTGTGTTTAGGATGTTACCAGTTGATGTAGACAATTTTAAAGAAAGAGCATTACAAGTTGCATTAGGAATGACACAATTAAACGATATAACTGAATGGAGATTAAAAAATGATGAAGTTCATAATTTTACAATCAAAGAAATTTTAAATATATTGGGTATGTGGGGTAAAAGAAAAGTTGACATATTTGAGAAATTTAATAAGTTATATGTTGATTTTTTAATGGAAATTGAAGAAGATAAAATAAGAGAATTTATAAAAGAGGTGGAAGAAGAATGGAAATGATTAATCAAGTTATGGCTGACAAACAATTATTTATTAGTACAATAGTTTTATTTGTAATTATAGTAGGATTGGTAATTTATGTTTTAAGAACAAAAGGTAGAGAAGCTGTTTTAACTTTAATTAGAAAAGCAGAATATTTATTTGACTTAAAAGGTAAAGGAAAGGAAAAATTACAATATGTTATAGATAATGCTAAAACATTTGTTCCTGCTCCATATAAATGGTTTATTAGTGTTGAACTAATCAATAAATTAGTTGCAATGTTACAACCAGAATTTAAAGCAGACAAAGATATGAAACAAGGTGAATAGTATGTTATCTCCAAAAATATTTTCGGTAAGTGATGAATATTGGGAGTTAGCAGAAGATTTTGATTATACAATAAATGATAAATTTACTATTCATGTTCCAAAAGGGTTTAGGACGAACTTAGCTTCAAGTCCTAGACCTCTATGGTTTGCTATATCTCCATTTGGGAAACATAATGCGGCTGCTGTTGTACATGATTATTTATATAGTAAAGAAAATAATACTGGGATTAATCGTACATTAGCAGATAAAATATTTTATAGAATTATGTTGGAATGTGGAGTAAATAAGATTAAAGCTAAATTAATGTATTTAGCTGTAAGACAATTTGGTAGCATATGTTGGCAACATAAATTAGAAAATGAAGGATACGAAGATAAAGCAATATGGGATAGAAGCGATGAAGCCATAGAATATTATGGTAAAATGAGAGATTTATTAGGGGTGGTATAGATGGATTTTGATCATATTTTTACCACTCTTAATTTTATAGTTGGAAGTATTTTGTCTTTTATTATTTCTGCTTTGGGTGGTCAAGATAAATTATTGGAGTTTTTATTTATTGTAATGATAACAGAGTTTTTTACTACGCTTTATTTATCATTTAAGAAAAAAAATAATGTAACACAAAGACAAAGAATAGATAGTATATTACAGAAAGTAGGAATGTTATGGATAGTTGTATTAGGTGTAATGTTAGATGGAATTTTTGGAATTGAAAACCAAACACTTAATACTAGAACAATGCTTATATCATTTTTTATCGGACATGAAGGCTTGACAATTTATGATAATTATGCTATAATGGGTATAGGGCTTCCTACAAGTTTAAAAAGAATGTTTGAAAATATGCAAAAGAGAGGTGAATAGAAATTGAGTCCACAAGCAATTATGGGTGCAATTAATGGTGGTATGTCTATGCTCCAAGGGTTCATGGATTATCGTGCTGCCAAAAGAGTTGCTAAGATACAAAGAGGAATGGCAGACAAACAATTTGAGTTTGATCGGCAACAAATGATAAAAGCCTATGCTAATAATTATGGTAAAATGATGATGGAGTATGCTAGTGCTATTAATAGTTTGGACAATCAATTTCAACAAGGGAAAACTGCCATCAATATGATGCTTCAACAACAAGGTGAGGCTGGTATAGATATTGATGGTAGTTCTTTAAGAAATGATATGGAGAATAGATTGAAAGATGAGATGCAACAATCTATTAATAAATTAACAACAGAGAGCATAATTAAAAATAGAGATGCTTATCAAAATTTTATTGGAGAAGAATTAGGAATAGGAATACAACACAGCAACACTATCTTTGGAATAACTGCAAATAAGATACAACAAGAAAGTCAAGCTATGGCTAGATTTTTACAAGGTGCTATGGAAGCAGGACAAGCAATAGCAAGTGATGGAATGATGAAAGGAAGAATGGAAATGCAACAATCTTCAATTAATGGAGATAGTGGAGTTGGTTCATTTATAGATAAAATAAGACAAGGAAGTGATTATTATAATCATCAAATGGTTGGTAGAGAAATGCGTAAGCCATATGATATTGATAGCACATTTAGAATAAAAAATGGTGGTGGAATAAATGGCTAATAAAATTTTTATACAAGATCCACAATTAAATATAGCAGCCAGTGTTCCAGCTGCTGTTAATATTGGGGTACAAAATGTAGATACATCTAGTCCTGTTATAGGACAATTTGGACAAATGTTGGCACAAATGGTTGGACAATATCAAGCTAATAAACAACAAATAGATTATGCAGATATGCAATTTGAATTAGATCAATTAGAAAAACAATGGCATTTAAATAACACAGCAGATCCAAATGTATATAAAACAGAAGAGAGTAGAGGTAATTTAGCTAAATCTTTAAATGAAAGACTTTTACAGGAACAGGATATAATCAATAAATATAGAGATAAAATTGGAGATGAAAACTATTATAATTTTAGTAAACAATTTCAATTACAATTAGCAGACGAAATGGCTGCTATTCAAACTGGAATTAATCAAGGGTTTATAGGAGAAGAATACACAAGAGCTGTTAGAAGAATAGACAATAACTTAGATAAGGTTAATGATTATAAAAATGTATTTAATGCAAATGATGGAGCATTAGTATTAATGAGAGGACATAATTTAGCAACTTCTAGTTTAAAATATTTAAATGCAGATGATAATGAAACTATTTATAAAGGATATGAAAATTATTTTGGAACATTACAAAATTCTTATAAAACAAAATTTATTCAAGATTTATATGATAATTTTTCCGATGGAAATGGAGCATTAGATATAGATGCTGTGAAATCTTATGTAGAAAAAAATAGAGTTGAAACATTATCTGATGACAATATTAAACCAATAGCAAAAGAATTATATAAGAGTAGTCCAAATCTATTTAATGATGAGCAAGATGCTTTTAACTATGTTAAAAAGAAATATGAAGATACATTAAATGAAATAGATAAATTTGTAAGTAAAAGAAAAGTTGAGAAAGAAAAAGATCAAGCAATGATGGCTATACAAAATACTAGGGAGATTTTAAGAGATGCTAATGCTGATATTACAAAAGCACAAAGTGGAGATTTAGATATGCTTGATGGAACTGTAACTGGTAATGCTGTTTTAAATAAAGTCATATTAGATAGAAGCTATGCTAATAATAAAGAGTATATTGGACATAGTGATCCAAGACAATTTATGCAAATAATGGATGCTTCAAATACTAGATATTATAGTGCTGTTGGAAATCAAACTATCAAAGATAGATATGCAAGTAATATGGCAAATGCTTTGGCTGAGTATTATAAAACTCAACCAGATAAATATAATCCATATGTGTTCTCACAAGCTGAATATGATGCTTATGCAAATATGTTAGAGAGAGATATATATAATACCAATCCAACTTATTTTGATGCTTCATCTAATCCAAGTAAAGCAAGAGCTTCAAGAGATTTTGAAGATAAGTTTTTTAAGGAAACAGAAAGAAGGACAAAGGCGTATAATAAATTAGTTAATTATGAACAAGATAAAGTTGTTGATATGATTAGAAATAAGATGCTAACAGAAACAAACAACTTTGATTATATGAAATCATTTTTTACTAATTCATTAATTGGAAATGTTCAAGTAAAAAGATACAATCCTAAAACTAAAAAAGATGAAATCGTAAATATTTCAGCAAAAGAATGGTTTAGAGATGAGTTTGGAATAGATTTTTCTAAGTCAGTTAGCAAAGATCAATTTTATGATTTTGTTCGTAAAGATGGTAAAAAAGCAATAGCTTTAATTCGTGCTGGATATGATGATGCTTATGAGAATGGAGCAAATATATTTAACAGTAATTTTCCTAAATATAATCCAGATAATAATGGAGATTTAAATAAAATAGCAAACGCATATATTTATTTACCAGCATCAGACAATAAAGATAAAGGAGATAAAAAAGCATTTTCTATTGCTGTTAATGGATTAGGAAGTTATATGAGCAAATATAATAACATTGTTACACAAGTAAATAATAATGCCAATACACTAAAATTCACAATGGTTATAGATAGTAATTTAGCAGATCAAATAAGAAATGATAGTATTAATTCCAAAGGTGGAGTAACCCAAGAAGCATTTAATAAATATATGAAACAAGATGTTATACCACGAAGTAGGATATATGGACAAAAATATAATGACGGGGAATTAAAAGGACAAGATAAGGGAAAACAAAACGGACAGGTAGTTAATACTACTGAAACAAATGCATCAAGTGATGACATATCTCAGAAAGTTTTAAGCAAGTATAAGAAAATAGACAAAAATCAAAATGTTAGAGGA